TAAATATTATCTATAGATTATTAGCTAATAATGCTATGGATGCTGTAACTATAACATTGAATTAATGGCATATTCAAAAGTAAACAATGGTGATAAAGCTGTAACCTATTTAGATAGGAATTATAGCCAACTAAAACAACAGTTAATAGACTTTGCTAAGATCTATTATCCTGATACTGCTAATGACTTTTCTGAAGGTAGTCCAGGAATGATGTTTTTAGAAATGGCCTCTTATGTAGGTGATGTTTTGTCTTTTTATACTGATACACAAGTTCAAGAAACAATGCTTGAATATGCTCAGGAAAGAGAAAATTTATTTGCTTTAGCATATAATATGGGTTATAGACCTAATATTACAAATGCATCAGCTGTTAATTTAGAAGTTACCCAGACAATACCAGCAGGTACTGATGGTCCTGATTTTAGATATGCTTTAACTTTAAAAGAAGGATCAGTATTTACACCTTCTAATAATAGTGGTGTTGAATTTTTAACCCAAAATGATATAGATTTTAATTTTTCTTCATCATTAGATCCTACTGAAGTATCAATATTTAGTATTAATACAGTTACTAATCAACCTATAAAATATCTTCTTAAAAAGAATGTTAAAGCTATTAGTGCTAAGAAAAAAACAAAAACATTTAATGTAGGGAATCCTGAAAGATTCTTAAAATTAGAACTTAACGATGATAATATTATTAACATAGAATCTATAGTAGATGATAATGGTAATGAATATCATGAAGTCCCTTACCTAGCGCAAGAAACTATATTTGAACAAGTTAAAAACACTGAAGCTAATGACCCCCAATTAGCCCAATACAATGGTCAAACTCCATATCTTTTAAGACTTAAAAAAGTCCCCCGAAGATTTACTACAAGGTTTAAAGCCAATAATAATTTAGAATTACAATTCGGTGCAGGTATTTCAGATTCAGCGGATGAAGAAATAATCCCAAACCCAGATAATGTAGGATTAGGAATTAATGATGGTCGAAATATGTTGGATTTTGCTTATGACCCTTCTAACTTTATGTACACTAAAGCATATGGTGAAGTTCCCCGAAACACAACACTAACAGTAACATATTTACAAGGAGGTGGTATAGTATCAAATTCTCCATCTAATTCAGTTACACGAATAGGTACCCTTTTAACACAAGCCAATACACCTGGTATTAATATATCAGACCAAATATCATCAATAACAGTAAATAACCCATCCCCTGCTAACGGAGGAGGACCTGGTGATACTAATAATGATATTAGATTAAATGCGGCTGCTAATTTTAATTCACAGCAAAGAACTGTAACTAAAGATGATTATATATTTAGATCATTAGTTATGCCCCCCAAATTTGGTAAAGTAGCTAAAGGATATATTATACAAGATGATCAAATATCAGTAGATACTTCTCGTAGAATTTCTAACCCCAATGCTTTAAATTTACATATATTGGGATATGATATAAATAAAAATCTTACTACCCTAAACATAGCAGCAAAAGAAAACCTAGCAACTTATTTAGAACAATATAGAATGTTAACAGATGCTATCAATATTAAAGATGCATATATAGTTAACTTAGGTTTAGATTTTGAGATTACAACATTTAGAAACTATAACAATGATGAAGTTATAACTAATTGTATCCAAAAATTAGGCGAATACTTCAATATAGATCGTTGGGAAGTTAACCAACCTATTATTATTAGTGAAGTTTCTAATACTATATCCCAGGTAGATGGTGTACAAACTTTAGAGTCTATTAAATTTAATAATAAATTTGGAGAAGTATTAGGATATTCTAAATACAAATACGATTTAGACCAAGCAACAATTAATGGTGTTATATACCCATCTATGGATCCCACCATATTTGAAATTAAGTTTATAAATAACGATATAAAAGGGAGAGTTAAAGCATATTAATCATGGCACATTATTTTTTATTTCCTGAAAAAGACGCTACAATTTATTCCCACCCATTAAGAAAAACTCTTAATACTGGTATAGATGAAATCTTAACTATTTCAGATGAAGATTACTTGGGTAGAAAATACCCTTCTAGAGCACTTATTCAATTCAAAACCACAGAAATTAAAAATACTATCAATAATATAATTGGTAGTAATCAATTTTCTGCTAGTCTAAAATTATATGAAACTGAACATACTAATTTAAGTATAAATCAAGATTTAGAAGTGTACCCCCTAGCTGAGGGTCCCTGGGATAATGGAACAGGTAGATATGAAAATAGACCTGTAACTTCCGATGGAGTTTCTTGGGATTATAAAGATAACTCAACTGATCAGTCTTCCTGGGTATTAGCTGGATATGGAACTGGTATAACAGGTAGTTGGTCATCCTCGGCAGCTGGAGGAGGATCTTGGTACACGGGTAGTGGATTTGAAGCAGATAAAACTTATGGTTATGGTGATGATTTAGATCTATCATTTGATGTTACTTCTCCTATTACCAAAATTTATAGCTCAAGTCAATTCTCATCTACATACCCTGATGGTATAGTTAATAATGGATTTATCTTAAAAAGAAGTGCATCCCAAGAATTTAGTGATATAGATGACGGTACTTTGAATTTCTTCTCCCTAGATACACATACTATATACCCTCCATATCTTGATTTATCTTGGGATGATTCAAGTTACATCACAGGAAGTGGCACAGTATTAACATCTGGAGATATTTATATGACTCTTAGAAATAATAAGCAAGAATATAGAACCGTAGAAGAACGCACATTCAGACTTAATGTAAGACCATTATATCCTACACGTAAATTTGTAACTACTTCAAACTATTTAGATGTAAATTATTTTACTAGTGAGTCTTATTATTCATTAATTGACTACGCTACTGAAGAAATTATTGTACCTTTTGATGATCACACTAAATTAAGTGCTGATGCTGAAGGTATGTATTTTAAATTATATATGAACGGGTTAGAACCAGGAAGATATTACAAATTATTATTCAAACATAATAACAATGATGGTATTACTGTTCATGATGAAGATTGTTACTTTAAAGTAGTTGAATAATGGGTAAAGCACCAGTAACCATAGAGGAGTCTAAAACCCCAAAAACACCCTTTTCAGGGGTACCCCCTGGAAAGTCCCCTAATAGTAGTCGCTATAGTAAACCTGTTACTGAGGATACTACACCCCCAGAAACACAAGTTACTGCCCCATTAGATCCCGTAGAGATAATTGATAAAAGCACCATTACACTAAATCGTGAAATATATTCACGTAAAGGATTTAACCAAACAGTAGGTGTAGATTTTGAAGAATTTTCAAAAAAAGAAGATACGTTCTCGGTTACGCAGTTTTTCCAATTATACAACGCATTATTTTTTGATATACCGCGTATTGGGGCGGAATCACATAATACCATTAAACGTAGGAGTAGTGAGTTTATACGCGGTTTTAGCGCTGATAATGATCCTAAAGATGACACAATAGATAATCTTAATAATAAAGTTCTTGAATTAGAAGAACAATTACTTTTAGCAAACCAAACAGATCCTGAACATCCTTTCTTTAGAAATGGATCATTAGTAGCGGAATCAGTTGATGGACAAAGAACAGGTAAATTTTATTATATGGATAAAGGGTATAAAAGGAAGGTTGCTTATAATGCAACATTTTATAAAACCCTATTAAGTGTTTTAGGGTATCCCACTTCTGATGATTATCCCGAAACTAGTAAAAATATACTTTCTCAAATAAAAACTGGCCCAGATTTAAGTGAAGGTAACTTCGAACAAGGTACATTTATCGAAAATGGAGAATTATATGTTGGTGAAAATGTTAACGATGATACTAAAGATGCTAGAATTAATTCTCTTTCAGATGAAGTAAAAGACTTAAAAGGAGACATAATAGACTCAGAAGATGAAATATCTACTTTAAATGAAACTATTGAAACATTACAAAATAGTTTAAGCACTGCTGAACAAAAAATAGAAGATTTTGAATCAAATGATGATTTTAGTGGTTATAATGGAATGTT